GACATTAAAGGAATGTATGGGCAGTAAAACGCTGCTGCGTCTGATTCGCTTGAACCTTTGTAACCAATTAACACATCGTCTGTTGTTGCATAACCGTTTACATACACTTTCATCGCACTGTTTAAAGTTCCTACAAACTTAGTGTTTGTTGGTGCTTCAAAAGTACCTTCAGTTGTTCTTGCGAACGCTGAAGTTGTAGCAGATTGTAACAGAGTTAATACTGTTGGTGAAACAACAGCCCAGTTACCTGCGCCACGACGTGTTCTTTGTGCAATCAAGTTAGATACTCTGTTGATCTGAACTGCTAATGCAGCATGTTCGTCACCAACAAAAGTAGCAGTTCCTGATACTGCACCTTGGTCGTATGTTAATGCGGCTGTGCCAGCCAATGTTGAAAGTGAAGTAATAACTTCTTGATCAATCTCAGCAGTGATCTCTTGTGCAAGAGCTGCCATGATTTCTGCTTCAACATCAATACCTTGCTGTGCTTGTGCATCCTGAGCAGCCTCAAAAGTCCAGCGAGCTGATAACTTACGAGTTTTGGCTTCAACAGTTTGCTTCAAGATTTGAATCGACAATCTGTTTCCAGCCACACCTTCTAGTGATGCAGTAGAACCAGCTTTGATGTCATCTTTTCCTGAATAACCTTCAGCAATTTTGAATGGCGATAGTGCCTCTTCACCTGCTACAGCACTTGTGCCAGAGCTTGAAGTGAAGTCGTCGGCATATCTTACACGTAATGTGTGGATTTGTCCGACTGGACCAGTCATTGGTTGAACACCAACTAGTTCATTTGCGATGACAGTTGGCATTACACGTCTGATTACTGGTAAAATGACGCGGTTTAGTGTTGCAACGTTGCCGGCAGAAGTTGCGCCTGCTGTAGCACTCTCTGACAAATACTTACGGGTATTTTCGAGAGTTGACGCCATAACAGAACGCTTGTTGCCTTGGAGCCCTTCAAGAAGAGCGTCTTTGGTTTCTGACCAGCGTGACTCTAATAGTTGTGACATTGTTTGTTCTCCTTAAACTTTTAGTCCCGCAAGTCTGCGGATGTCAAAAATCTCAGCGGTTTTGGTCTCACCCCCGCCGATTTGTGCCTGTGTATTTTTATCGCCTGTAACTTCTTTGCCTTCCGTCAACGCTACCTTCTCTTTCTTAGGCATATTACCTTCCATCACTGGACCAATATACTTGTCAAAGGCTGCGTGTAATTTATTAGTCTGAACAGATTCTAAAAGTTCGCCCATTACTTCACGCTTGTCTTTAGAAAGAGGTGATAACAATTCGCTCATCACTTCCTTTCTTGCAGATGCGTCTTTCATCTGAGCTATTTCAGATTCTTTGCTTTCAACTAGTTTCTCTGCATCAGCAATTTTTGCTGCTGCTTCTTTAACTGCATCTTCTTTCTGTTTTACAACTTTAAGAAGTTTTGCTGTCTCAGATTTTTCATTGAGATGACTTGTTGCGTATTCGCTTGCAAAACTTTCAAAAATTCTGCGACCAAAGTCGTTTTTGCGAGCTGCTTCAATATCTTCTCTTAATTGTGTCATCTCAGATTTAATACCTCTCGATACTGTTTCTTCGATAACCCTTGCTGATTTATTAATAAAGTCTTTCTTAACAGTTTCAAATTTAGCCTTGCTATCTCTAACAAGTTTAACTTTTGTTTCTGCTAAGTCTTTCTTATCAACATGGAACTCTGCGATTTCTTTCGCTAACGAGTTAACAATAAAAGATTCAAGTTTAGCAACATTGTTCGCAACACTCTTACGATCTTCACGAAGTTCTGCTAGTTCTTTTTTCAAGTTGTTAAGAACAAAAGATTCCATTGCAGCGGAATCTTTTTTCATTTTCTTAGCATACTTAGCTCTAGCCTCAATAAGTCCTTGGCGGTCTTCAGCAAACTCAGATAGTTCGGCTTGAATTCTGTCAGCCAACATCTTTTCGACTGCTTCTACCATTGCGGCCTTATCATGTTCATACTTCTGTGCAAATTCTTCACGTAATTGTGTAGATACTTGATCACGGTTTTCTTGAACGGTTTGTTCCCAAGCGGATTCAATCTCCGACTTGACGTCTTCGGAAATCACGTTATTTTCAAACAACTGTTTTACAAAATCTAGCATTGTGATTCTCCTAATGATTTAGACCTTGAATGATTTTCTTCAAGCTCTCTGCTATGTATCGTTGTGCCTGTGGATCGCCTTTAACTTCTTGTGCTACTTTAAATGCCTGGTATCCACCTTGTGTGTTCATAAGGTGTTCATAAACTGGTGTTGGATAGGCGCCTGGCGCACTTGGTTGTGCAACAACATCAACAGTAATGATTTCAAAACCGTTAACATTGCCTTCGCCGTCTACTTCGCCTGATCCTCGGCTGGATACGCCTAATTTAACTCCCGACTCCAACATGGTCGTAACTAATTGACCCATTGGAGTTGGAAGCATTTTAAGTTTTCCGTAGCCGTTAGGACCGTCCATCCACATCTTTGTAATCATGTGAGATACACGGTCGAGGTTTATACGTAAATCTTGAGGATGATCAACTTCACCTAGCACTGAATATCCACCAGAGATTTGTTCGTTGAGCGTAGTAACAGCCCTGTCAATCTCCTTAGAAGAATAAATGCGTTGATTGGCATTGCGTATATCACCCTGGATACAAATACCACTTAGGTGTAACGTTTTACCATTCTCGCCTTCATCACGCTCTAGGACAATCTTAGCCTGATCGAAACTCAAATGTTCTGCTAGTGTAGTTTTCAACCTATACTCCTCTATTATCTACGACCACGGAAAAGTGATTGCTTGTTATCTGCCTGTTCCTTTGCACCTGCTTTTTCAGCACCGTGTCCTTTTTCATTGGACATTTTAGTTGCATTCTTTGAACCTGGAACATTGACATTACCAGCATTGTCTTCTTTAGCGTTGATATCTGCTAAACCACCGTCATTTTTTTCATTTGACTCACCGCCTTTTGCGATGTTAGCAGTAGTTCCGCCCATATCATTCTTCATGTTGTCAACAACTGACTTTTTGTTGTCTGCAGATTCTGCGCCGCCTTTTTTCTCAGCACCGTGTCCACCTGCTACTTTTTCAACATACTCGCGCATAGTTGCTAATTCAGCGTCGCCTTCTGGGTCTGCAGATGCTTCTGGAGCAAAAGTTTCTTCTTCTTTTTCTGCGTCCATATCCATCTCATCGCCTTCTTCGCCACCTTTAATCTCGTCGAATTTTGCTTGTAGTTCATCAACGATAGCATCTAGATCTTGGAATAACTCTTCTGGCTCTTTTTCGCCTTCTGCGTCATCGTCACCTTCGATGTCTGATTCTAGATCGTCTGTAGCGTCTCCGCCCATAGCGTCCATTTCGTCATCTGCTTCTACAGCAACTTCTTCAAATTCTTCGTCAACTTCTTCATCGTCTGAAGACTCATCAACTTCTTCATCATCTGCAGATTCGTCTACTTTGTCTTCTTCTGCGTCATCGTCTTTTGATGCTTCGTCTACTTTGTCTTCTTCGTCTTCGTCATCTTTTTTAGATGCTTCGTCAACTTCCTCATCTTTTACTTCTTCTTCGATAAGGTCTTCGTAAATTTCTCTTGATTTTGTAACCACGTACTCGTGGAATAATTCTTCTGCTTTTGCAGTGTCGTCATTTACCAAATGCTCAAGCATTTGTTCTAATGTTGTTTTGTCTGCCATTTTATTCTCCTTTTATTGATGGTAAGGCTGTTTCGTAATGTATTTACATTTTACTTATAAAATCAGGGTTAAATGGTAGTATTTTGATTCATTTTGTCTTGATATATAGTGCCCTCGAAGGTATTTTCAAAGTCTTGCTGTGAAATATGCTTTAAATTACCGTGCTGAGGACCTAATTTATCAGGTATAAATGCTCCTGATTGCACTACCCTATAGAACTGTGTATGCGGAAATTCCTTAATTACACGTTCTGTTTGGCTTAACCAGTTGCCAAAAAACGTTGCACTATCCGATGATTTCTTATAATTGTGTGTATCTGCATACACATTATTGAACTTTCCATTTAATCCTTGGTAGTCAAATCCGTGTATATAGATCATTTTGTGTCCGTTTGATGCAGCAAACCACAGTGCTGTAGGACCACTAGACCAACCCTTGTGGGGATTAAAAAAATGAATTTTATCCTTGGTTTTTATTCCTTTGTTAGGATTTGTCCAAACTGTTCCTTTTTGATAATATCCAGAATCAATCAATTCGTTAACCATTTTAACATCGACTGCTACTAGATAATGAGGATCAAACTCTCTATATTGTGCGTTGCATCCGTAGACTGTGCCAATATCTAGGAGTTTTTCACAGTTAATCGCCAAGCGACTGTTTCCGTTGCCCAGAACAAACGCTATGTCTTTAAGAGTTGGGGTATTTTTATTCTTCTTGCTCAACTGGAGTTCCGTACATTTGTCTGATGAAGCCAAGTTCGGAATTTTTTTCCGCTTCGTGTGCTTCTGCTTGGAGTCGCAGTTGATTAATTTGTCTTAAGGTGAGTCGGATCTTTCTAGTATCATCATAGTTGACAACAGAGGAATCCTTGCCGTTGTCGTATCTACGATCTACAGCAAAGTCGTTTATGTCGTCATTGAAATATAAAAATTCTCTAAGAAGCATACTGTATTTATTACTGTGCAGGAGTTTCTGCCCCAGT